TTGCTATACCTCCTATGCACGGAGTTGTTTATAATCTAGCATCTACCTTACAAAAGAACGACAAAGGTTCTTGGTATGGCTGGGTTGTAACGCAGGACAGAATTTTAGGACAAGCGGATAAGACTTTGTATTTGAGTGCAAAGGATTTTTCTGGAAATGTATCTAAAGGGACCGTTCAAACAAAAGCTGATGTAGAAGAGAAAGTTAAGGATTCAACTCCTTACTAATAAAAATGAGGGGGATTGTAAAATCCCCCTTTACAAAGAAATAAGAAGTGATAATGAATAAATTCAAAAATATATTTAACGGATTAACTATAGCATATGGACAATATCAACCCGGTGAACGCGGTCAAAACGGAAAACAAAAAGGCAAAGCTTTTATTGTACGTGGTGCCGTCACAGACGAACTCTGGAAAAACCATCTTAAAGGAGAAGGAGCAGCACTCGGAATTATCCCTATCACAGAAAATAATGATTGTCGCTGGGGGTGTATTGATATTGACGAGTATAATTTCGATCACACTAGCCTCATTCAAAGCATACGAACTTCTAACCTCCCCTTAATTGTTTGCCGTTCTAAATCAGGCGGCGCTCACGTATTTTTATTTACTAAAGAAAACATTCCTGCATCATTGATGCAATCAAAATTAAAAGAGATGGCCATCATATTAGGTTATGAAGGTTCAGAAATATTTCCTAAACAAACAGAAATTCTAGTGGATCGTGGGGACACTGGAAACTTTTTAAACTTGCCCTACTACAATGATATGAAAGGACTACGTTATGCGATCAACGATAATGGCTCCGGTTGTACACTTGAAGAATTTTATCAGCTCTATGATAAGTTTTCTTTGCGAAAAGATCAGGTGGAACAAATTAAAACGGAAAAGAAAAAAATAGAAGAAGCATTTCCTGGAGGTCCACCTTGTTTAAATAAACTTGCATCAACAGGTTTTGGTGAGGGTTCCAGGAATAATGCATTGTTTAATATCGCAGTTTATTACAAACAATCTAATCCTGATACTTGGGAAGATGAGATTGTAAAAGCTAATATGAAATTTATGGAACCACCATTAAGTAATAGTGAGGTTCAACAATTAATTAAATCAGTTAATCGTAAAGGTTATGACAAGTACAGATGTAAAGATGCACCTATCAATGCAGTATGTCAGTCTGGGTTATGTAGAACAAAAAGATTTGGTGTAGGTTTTGGTGAGGAAGAAATGCCTATACTTGGAAGTCTTACAAAGTATTCATCAGCACCACCACAATGGTTTTTAGATGTAGATAAGAAGAGAATAGAATTAAAATCAGAACAACTTTACAGTCCAAATTTATTTGCACTAGCGTGTTTAGATCAAGCAAATTTAATTGTACCTATACCTAAACCAAAAGATTGGAAACAACATTTTTTAAAACCAATGATGCAAGGACTACAAGAAGTAGAACCTTTAGAGTCTTTAAATCCTATCAATGAACTTACAGGACTATTACAAGATTGGACTACCAATAGACAATCAGCAAGAACGATTGATGATGTATTTAATAAACTACCTTTTACTGATGAGAAAAGAGAGTTTACATATTTTAGAATGGAAGACTTTTACAATTTCTGTAAACGAAATCATTGGGAAAAAGATAAGAATCAAACAGGTAACTTAATTAAAAGACTAGATGAATTTGTAGGAGAAGAAAGAGTACGTATTAAAAAACAACAACCAAGACTAATTAAAATAAAAACAATGAAACAATCAGAGGCCGCAGTATCTAAAACACCATATCAAATAGAAAACTTTTAATGATAGGAGTTAATTGGCACTTAAAGTTTCGTTTAAAAATAGAGGAATTACAAAAAGAAAATGAAAAACTAAAACTTAATAACAACATACTAAAACGTAAAGTAAAAAAATATGAAGACAATAATATTAGGTCCACCAGGGACAGGGAAGACAACAACACTGTTAAATCTGGTCGATCAGTTTATACAGCAAGGCGTTAGACCTAGACAGATAGGTTATTTCTCCTTTACTAAAAAAGCTGCAACGGAAGCTGCAACGAGGGCCGCGGATAAGTTTGGTTTGGATATAGAAAATGATTTAACATTCTTTAGAACACTACACTCTTATGCATTTAATCAATTAGGTATGACTAAAGAAAAAATGTTAGGTGCTGATGACTACAAAGAGTTTGGTGAAAAATGTGGCATACCAATCAAGACTGCAAGATTTTCTGACAGTGATGGTACCTTTAATTGTGATAATGAATACCTTACAATTATAAATACAGCAGCTGTAAAGCGAATGGATCTATTAGAATACTATGATTCAAGACAAAACATTTTAGATATAGAAAGAAACACATTATTTTTATTAGCAGAAGAACTTAAGAGATTTAAAAAAGAAAAAGGTCTAAAAGATTTTAATGATTTGTTAGAAGATTTTATTGCAAAAGAAAAACATAATAAGTTTGAAGTATTATTTATAGATGAGGCACAAGATTTATCTTTGTTACAATGGGAGATGGTAAGAAAGATTTGGGCTAAAGCAGAAAAAACTTATATTGCAGGTGATGATGACCAAGCTATATTTAAATGGGCTGGAGCTGATGTAGATCACTTCATAGCTTTAAAAGAAGAAGTTAATGATATTAAAGTATTAAATCAATCTTATAGAATACCAGGTGGTCCTATACACGAACTATCACAAAACATTATAAACAAAGTACAGAATAGATTTGATAAAGATTATAAACCTAGAGATGATGAGGGTATCTTAAAAAGATATTCTGACATTACACAAGTAGATATGTCCAAAGGTAATTGGTTAGTATTATCTTCTGCAAATTATTTTTTAGATGATGCTAAAGATTTGTGCGAGATACAAGGTTGGTACTATCAATTCAAGGGACGTAACTCTATACCACTAAAACTTCTTATGGCTTTAAATAACTGGGAAGCTTGGCGTAAAGATGCACAACTAAATCATTTAGAAATAAAAAATATATATGAATATCTAGGATCACACGTATTGCCTGGATTTCAAAAAGGTAAGACATTACATTCTGACACAAAGTATCTAATGAGAGATTGTAGAGCTGAACACGGTTTGGTTACAGACAGTGTATGGTATGAAGCATTTGAAGGATTAGATCCTATGACGGAAACTTACATTCGTAATATGAGGGCGAACGGTGAGATGATAAATAAAAACCCTCGTATTATAATGTCAACAATACACGGAGCAAAAGGAGGAGAAGCCGACAAAGTTTTATTGATGCAAGACATAACTAATGCAGCGCTAGAAACGTTTAGTCACGACCCGGATGAATTACATAGATTATTCTACACAGGTGCGACGCGCGCGAAGCGTGAATTACACGTCTTAGATCCAAAAGATTTTGATCGAGCATATATACTATGAAGAAAAAAATAACAGACGATTGGAAATTTAAACAAGTTGGAGGATCCCATTATATGTATATGGCAATTCAGCCAGCAGAGTTTATAAACAAAAACAAGTTGCTTTTTGCGGAGGGCAACGCTATAAAGTACATATGCAGACACTCAAGCAAGGGTGGCATAGAAGATATAGATAAAGCAATACATTATCTAGAAATGGTGAAAGAGAGAGATTATAAATGAGAAATACACAGATACCTTTGTTCACTCCAGAAACAGAGTGGGTAATGCCAGAAGAATTAAAAAATCTTAAAGGTGCAAAAGAAATAGCAATAGATTTAGAAACTAATGATCCTTATTTAAAGGAATTAGGCTCTGGTAATGTTACTGGAAAAGGACACATTGCAGGCATTGCGGTGGCCATAGAGGGCTGGTCTGGCTATTTTCCGATACATCACGAGTCTGGTGGTAATATGGACAAAAAATTGGTGCTTTCCTGGCTAAAAGATATCTGTAATCAAGAAGAGACTACCTTTATATTTCACAATGCAATGTATGATATTTGTTGGTTAAGATCAGCAGGTATAAATATTAAGGGTAAAATTGTAGATACAATGATAGCAGCGTCTTTAATTGATGAGAATAGATTATCTTATCAATTAAATACATTGTCTAAATTTTACGTAGGTATTGGTAAAGACGAGAGCATTTTAAATGCAGCAGCTAAAGAGTATGGCCTAGATCCTAAAAAAGATATGTGGAGATTACCTGCATTGTTTGTAGGACAATATGCAGAACGTGATGCAGAGTCCACACTAAAACTTTGGCAAAGATTAGAAACAGAATTATACAAAGAAGAACTTTGGGATGTGTTTAATTTAGAAACTAAATTATTTCCTTGTCTTGTAGATATGAGATTTAAAGGTGTAAGAGTTGATTTAGAGAAAGCAGCTAAGATTAAAAAAAATCTTATGCAACGTGAATCTAAAATTATTAGTAAAATTAAAGAACTAACTAATGTTGATGTAGAGATACACGCAGCAAGATCTATTGCAAAAGCTTTTGATAAACTAAAATTACCATACGATAGAACAGAAAAAAGTAAGGAACCAAGTTTTACAAAAAACTTTTTACAAAATCACCCACACGAATTACCAAAATTAATTGCAGATGCAAGAGAGATAAATAAAGCTCACACTACATTTATAGATTCAATTACTAAACACTCAGTTAATGGTAGAATACACGCAGACATAAATCAAATAAGATCAGATGCAGGAGGAACTGTGACTGGTAGATTCTCTATGTCTAATCCAAACTTACAACAAATACCAGCAAGACATCCTGAACTGGGTCCTATGATTAGATCTATATTTATTCCAGAAGAAAAAACTAAATGGGGATCATTTGATTACTCACAACAAGAACCTAGAATTTTAGTACACTATGCAAAGTTACAAAATTTATCAGGCGTTGATGAAATTGTAGATGCTTACAATGAAGGTGATGCAGACTTTCACCAAGTTGTAGCAGATATGGCAGGCATAGAACGTAAGCAAGCCAAGACGATCAATTTGGGTTTAATGTATGGTATGGGTAAAAATAAGTTAATGGCCGAATTGGGTCTAATGAAAGAGTCAGCGGAAAAACTAATTAAACAATATCATTCTAAAGCACCATTCGTAAAACAACTTATGGATAATGTATCTCGTAAAGCAAACGACAGAGGTAAAATTAGAACTTTAGGAGGTCGTGCGTGTCATTTTGATTTATGGCAGCCTACACAGTTTGGTATATTTAAACCATTACCATTAGAACAAGCTAGAAAAGAATATGATGAACCATTAAAACGTGCATTTACTTACAAAGCATTAAACAAATTAATACAAGGATCAGCAGCAGATATGACAAAAAAATCTATGGTAGCTTTATATGAAAATGGTATAATACCACACATTCAAATTCACGATGAAGTAGACATATCAGTGGAGTCGGATGCTAAAGCAGAAAAAATTATTGAGATAATGGAATCTGCAGTGGAATTAAAAGTTCCAAACAAAGTAGATTATGAACAGGGGGCTAATTGGGGTGAAATAAAATAGTGGCTTACTTAAACGCAAACATTCCAGCTACCTATGCACAAATACGAAAGGAGTATTTATATGATCTTAAAAAACATCACGGAGAAGTTGAAGACTGTATTATCTTTGGTATCACCTCTATGGGTGGTCGTGCAATCTTATTTCATTGCATTATGGAAAATGGTGCAATCTTTTATCGTCTCCCAATATCAGCATTTATTCAAAGAGGATTTAAAATCGAAGATGTTCCTAAACGTAGACTTGACGAACTGGAGTTATGGAATTCTTTTAGTTATTTTCCTACTATTACTTCTTGGAATATCTTAAGCGCAGCTTCAGGGAAATACATAGGTAAAGACAAGAAATGGCACCACGGCAGTTATTTATTTACCATTGACTGGGCACATCCAGATGGTAATATACTAGATACCGATCATTCGGAAATTCCGCACGAACATAAGTGCGCTCACATCATAGCCCTCGATGATGGGAACTATGCGGCACAGCCAAACAACAGATGTATATGGGATCTACCTTCTTTCACTGTGAAAGATAATATTCCTGACTGGAAAGTGCAAACAAACGAGTGGAATGTCGAAGATACAGGTGAATGGAAAACTGAAGACACTGACAATTTCTTTTATGAGATTGAGGAAAAAAAATGAGGACGTTAAATTATGAACATTGCAGAACTATTCAAAAAGAATTTTATATTAGTACCCGTAATAGCTTCTGTATTAGTTGGAACGTTCACTGGTGTTAGATATATTGTTAATCTAACAGACACAATTAACGACAATCAAACTAAAATAGTAAATCTTCAAAGAGATTTAAAAGTTTCACAAGAAAAACTTACAGATCAAAACACAAGACTAACTTCTGCAGAATCTACGTGGCAGATGGCAGAGAACTTATATAGACAATTAGCAGATCAAGTTAGAGAACACAGTTATGATATTAAGGATTTAAATAGGTAATGTATGGAGATTCAAAGGATGGACTACAGATTTACAATTATATTATTAATAATGATAACACTACTAGCTTTGTTTGGTGGACCTGCACACAGTAAAAATGAGTATCTTAACGAGTATGGTGCAAGATGTGGAGATTTTGAAGTAAGAACAGATAGACGTGATACTGATTATAATTACTCAGACAATAGTACAAACGAACAAGAATATTTAAGTTTCACATACAGAAAATATTTAGGTGTAGATTGTAAAACCATAAACGAAAACGTAAAAATTAAACAACAATTAGAATTAATGAAAATGTGTGGTAGAGTTAATGGTAATCCTACACTAAAACATAACCCTGAATTTTCTCTATTGGTCAATAAATGTAGAGGTATTGCTCCTACAAGTCTTGATAATAGACCTAATGATGCAAATAGCCATTGGGATACCCTTAAAAATGACTACAAAAAAGAAAATCCTGATGTTATACTAATGAACGATAAATTTATAGGACCTAAAAAAGATAAATGAGTAAACAACCATTAAACATATCAGAGTCTGCAGCTGTACAGATGCCAATGAAAACCGTAGCCTCTCTAATAATTTTAGTAGCTATGGGCGTATTCGCATATACAGAGCTAACTTCAAGATTAGTATCGTTGGAGACTTCACGTGAGTTGTTTGAAAATGATTTACTAAAAAAATCCGAGCAAGTCCCGACCGATCAAGAACAACATTTTTTAATTGAGGATCTTTACAAGACCGTTGAAAAAATGGAGCAGACTCAAGAAATGAATATGACTAACAAAGTTAATATAGAAT